GCTGAACAAGAGAATGTAGCGAGTTCCACAAGGCAATTAGAAACATTGTTTAGAGCTACAGGAAAAAGCGTTGATGATTTTGCAGGAGCATTAGGAAATCGTCTTGTGAATGCAATTAAAAGCGGAACAGCGACAAGTCGCCAATTAGAACAAGCGATTGGGATTATTGGTCGTGAAGCATTAGGAACTGAAGCGGATATTGAAAAATTACAACGAGCACTACGATCTGTGGATGCTGGTAATTCAATACAACAAGTACGGAACGAATTACGAGATTTACAACAAGAAGCCCAAAGGACGGAAAGAGAATTTCAAGAATTAGATATTGGCCTAGAAAACGTACTTGGTGCAATGGTAGCTGGTGGTGGAATTGCCGGGACAATCGAAAAAGCACTTGATATGTCTAAGTTAAAAACAAAGATTGATATAACTTTTGACGTCCCAGAATCCTCGAAAAAGTCTGTAGAAGAAGCTGTGAGAGGCGTTACCGCTTATGGCGTTGATGCAGAAGCATCTTTAGAAGGTGTACGCAGGCAATGGGCTTTGAATAAAGGTGTAAGTGATGAAGCGAATGCAGCAATCGTAAAGGGAGCAGCTGCAATTGCACAATCATATGAAGGTATAGATTTCACAGAACTAATACAAGAAACAAATGAAGTTGGAAATGAATTAGGCATTTCACAAGAAGGCGCACTTGGATTAACCAATGCCTTGTTAAAAATTGGATTTCCACCTGAGCAATTAGATGTTATTGCTGAATACGGTGGACAACTAACGCGGGCAGGCTATACAGCTGAAGAAGTACAAGCCATAATGGCGGCTGGGGTCGAAACCGGAACTTGGAATTAGATTATAGTTCCCTTGTATGGCGACATACAATGAAAAACTCCTTTAATTCAGTGAAACTCTCAAATGAGACAATACTGAGCGAAGCCTTTTAATTAAGGAACGTGCAACGACTAGTCGAAAGACGTAGGGTGTAAGCAAATGACACTCGAAACGGGGAGCAACTCAAGTAGTTGAAGATATAGTCTAATCTATGCGGTGACGTATAGCAGTTCATAAAAGAACGGGCGTGACGTTGCGAATCACGTTGAATATAAATGATTGATAATCTCTTAGATGGTTTGAAAGAAGGGCGCATCAAAGCGGCTGAGTTCGGTCAAGGCGTCGATAAGGCTATGAAGGAAACACTGGAAGGAACTAATATTTCAGCTGAACAATTGCAAAAATGGGGACAATCTGTTTCTAAAGGTGGAAAAGAAGGATCTGCGGCTATGACAGAGATTGCAGCGGCTTTAGCCAATGTAGAAGATCAAACAAAACGGAATGAACTAGGTGTCAAGCTCTTCGGTACAATGTACGAAGACCAAGGCGATAACATAACATACGCATTACTCGGTGCACAAAGTAAAGTAGTTGATTTTGACAAGAATCAAACGAACTTAAATGAATCTATCAAAAAAATGGATGCCAATCCAGCGGTTAAAATGCAAAAGGCTATGGGAGATTTAAAGATGGCGTTAGAACCAGTATTATCAGTCGTAGCTGATCTGGTATCTAAATTTGCTGAATGGGTTACTAATAATCCAGCATTAGCAGCAACGCTTGCAGCCGTAGCAACTGCCATTGGTATAATTTCAGGAGCAATCATGGCACTTGCGCCTATAGTTGTAACGGTAATGAGTATTTTTGGAATTGGTGCGGCCGCAGCGGCTGGGATTGTCGCCATAGTTCCAATTATCATAGCAGCTATTGTTGCTCTTGGTTTTGCTATTTATAAAAACTGGGAAGATATCAAAAATTGGACGATAGATACCTATAATTTTATTAAAGATTATTTAGTAGGATTGTGGAGCGGAATAGTAGAAACCGCATCCTCTTGGTTATCTTTGCTTGTAGAATCAGTGTCTGGATGGTGGTCCTCCCTAGTAGAATCAACGATAACATGGCTATCTTCAATGGTAGAGACGGCATCTAGCTGGTGGTCTTCTCTAGTAGAAACCGCATCTCAATTTTTTATGCAATTGTTCCAAAAATGGCAAGAAACTTGGCAGTCTATTCTTACATTCTTAGATCCAATTATTTCATTAATTTCTACCTTGTTAGAAGCAGGGTGGCTATTAATACAAGCGGGGGCGCAAATTGCCTGGGCGGCAATATCTCAATATATTATTCAGCCGATTCGGGAAGCATATAACTGGGTGAGTGTAAAAATCGGTGAATTGGTTGCATGGCTTGGTACGCAGTGGGAATTAGCGAAATCCTATACATTAGTAGGTTGGAATTTAATAAAACAGTATGTTATTCAACCGGTTCAGGAATTGTGGAATACAACAAAGCAAAAGCTTTCTGATTTAGCAAATTGGATATTAGGGAATTGGGCGAAAATCCAATCTTATACACTTGCAGCATGGCAGTTAGTTTATAAATATGTTATTGATCCGGTTATTTCAGCCTATAATTCTACGAAAGAAAAATTCGGCGAAATGTATAACAGTGCGAAAGAAAAATTTGATGCTATAAAAAATGCAGCACAAGAAAAATTCGATGCGGCTAAACGTAACATCATTGATCCAATCAAAGAAGCGGTTGGTAAGGTAGAAGAATTTATTGGGAAGATTAAGGGATTCTTTAGTGATTTAAAATTAAAAATCCCCAAACCTGAAATGCCATCAATGCCACACTTTAGCTTAGAAACTAGTACAAAAAATGTTTTAGGTAAAGACATTACTTATCCGTCAGGAATTGGCGTGAAATGGAATGCAAAAGGTGGTATTTTTACTCGTCCAACTATTTTCGGAATGAATGGTGGACAACTTCAAGGTGCCGGAGAAGCGGGACGAGAAGCGGTGCTTCCCCTTAATAAGAAAACACTTGGAGATATTGGCGCAGGTATCGTAGCAGCCATGCCACGACAACAATTTGCTATGCCAGGAGAAATAAAACAATTAATGGGTGACATGAGCCGTATGATGGCTAGTTCTGTAAGTCAATTATCAGCCTTAAAGACGGTTATGAGTGGTGTGTATGGGAATATGTCAAATAGCAAACAGGCTATGACAAGTAGTGTATCAAATCAAGTAATTAATAACTCACTTGGATCATCTGGTGGCGGAGCAATTCCGATGCTTGGTGGTGATTTGGTTGTTGAAGTTCCTGTTGTTATAGAGGGACGAGATGTGGCGCGTGGTACGTATCGATATACAACCGAGTACCAAGAAAGAGAAAAACAAAGAGACTCAGCCTTTTAGGTTTGGGTTTCTTTTATTTTATAAAGAAATGAGGTGTCAACATGAGTTCTTTTACATTTAACAAAATACGTAAAGACTTTATTCAAATTGCGAAAGGATGGAAAAGACCTACTTGGGCACCATTGAAACGAAATTTTCTAAACGTTCCAGGATATCCAGGCGCAAGATTGTTAAACACACAAACAGAAATGCGTGTTTTATCTATTCCGGTAGGAATTATAGTACCGGATGGATCTAATTTAGAAAAGCTGAAAGAGGAAATTGCAAGTTGGCTAATAACAGATCAACCAACTGAACTTATTTTTGATGTAGAACCAAACAGAACGTATTTAACAATTGTGGATGATAGCTTTGATCCAGATGAATTTGTAACACTTGGAATAGGAACGCTTAAATTTATTTGTCCAATGCCTTACAAATTAGGACCAATTCGAAACACAAAAGCAAAACTAGAACCAAATAATATTATTAAAATGGATGCTTTGAATGAGGGGAGTGTGTTTTCAGAACCGAAATTCAAGATACAGGTAGAAAATCCGTCCACATTCATCGATATTATAAATAAAAATGGAAATCAACATTTTCGTATAGGATACCCAGTTAAGATAGATGAAACGCCAATAAGTCGGTATGAATTGGTTATGCATGATAAAGCGAACTCTCTAGTCGGTTGGACGGAAGTGGGAAAAGATTTCGTTTCAGATTACGGCAGCGTAGCAGGGAAAATGATAGCGGATGGCGCACGCATCATGCCATCTGATTACGGTCAAGGGCAATTTTGGCACGGACCAGCAGTGAAAAGAAGCATTACAGGTGGACCGCTACAAGATTTCACACTTGATGCAATAGTTGAATGTCGAAACTTAAACCCTGCAACTATGGGACGTGTAGAACTTTATTTATTAGATGAGAACAGCGTTGTTGTAGGAAAAGTAGGTATGTTTGATGCATATAGAAATTCTAGCGAAAATTTTGGTGAAGTTATGGCGGGAAACGGTGACTACAATCATCTGATTATAGCGGAAACTGGTTATTATCGTTCAACTTGGAATGATTTTTATGGCCGCCTACACATTGCACGAGTAGGGAACTATTGGCAAGGTGATATTGCCTTGCTTGATGAAAAAGGAAATTATCATACAGAAAAATTCGCCCAATGGTGGGATACGGGCAATAGCTTTATGAAAAAGGTAGCTCAAATTGTTGTGCATATATGTTCGTTTAATGATGCACCATCATTAATTGCAGCTGTGCATGATATTAAAGTGCAAAAGGTAAACAGCAATACAGAACGTCAAATACCTTTTATTGTTCAAAAAGGAGATCTTGTAGAAATTGATTCATCGGATGCAAGTATTCGTATTAACGGAGCGGATGCGATAAATATAAAGGATTTTATGAGCGACTATATACGTATTGAAAAAGGAAAGAATGAAATCGAAATATCCCCAAACAACATTGGACAGGTAGACGTCACATACAGGGAGCGTTACAGATGAGTAAAACAAATAATCTATTACACATTGTGGACTTTAAAACAGAACAAATCATAGGTGTTATCAAAGAACAGGATTATTGGGATGATTTACGCCAATGGGAGCTTAAAGATAACAAAGATAAATTTGAATTCACAACAGCTGATGGTACAAAGATAGCGGCATCACTTATACAACAGAACCTTGTCGTTAAACAAACTCGTGACGGTACTTTTGTTTCATACATTATTACAGAAGTAGAACAAGATACAACAGGTCGTCCAAAAAAGATTTACGCACTTGGTGAACATACAAAGCTAAAGAAAACGACTGTAATTAAACCACAAACTTTACAAGCTACTACAGTCAATGAATCTACGGACTTTGCTTTACTAGGTACAGAGTGGAAACGTGGGATTACAGAGTTCAGTGGTGTACGGACTATTCATATTAAGGATTTCACTAATCCGCTTGATTTCTTAAAACAAATCGTGTCTACATTTGAACTAGAAATTCGTTTTAGAACAGAAATACTGGGATCTATTATTGTAGGTCGTTATGTAGATTTAGTAAAAAAGGTTGGCCGTGACAATGGGAAAGAGTTTTTACTAGAAAAAGATGTACAAGGCATCCGTCGTATTGAGAATAGCCAAGATGTAGTAACTGCTCTTGTAGGTGTTGGGCCATCTAAAGAAAACCCTGCTACTGGGAAAGAAGAGTTTTTAACATTTGAAGATATCAATGGTGGGCAGTTGTACGTAAGTAACAATGATGCGTTACAACGTTGGTCGAAAGATGGCAAACATTTATTTGATATTTATTCACCGCAAACAGAAGATCAAGATATGACGAAGGAACGACTCAAACAATTAACCGAAGCAGAATTAAAGAAGCGAATTGATAGTTCTACCTCATATGAAGTAAGTGCAGTAGCGCTTGAAAAAGTGTTTGGTTTATCTCATGAATCGGTTCGTAAAGGCGATACGGTACGAATAAAAGATACCGGGTTTAGTCCACCACTTTTCTTAGAAGCTAGATTAATAGCAGCAGATGAATGTGACACTGATCCATCGAAAGATAAATATATCTTTGGTAATTATCGTGAAATTAAAGATACACGAAGCCTGATCGATAGGTTATACGCACAAATCATGGGTAGCTTATCAAATAAAGCATCTAAAGAATTACTAGATACGTTAGATAAAAAGCTTCAAGAAAACGTTAAAGAAACAGAAGTCATTCGAAAAGAATCGGAAGCAGCAAAGAAAATTGCTGAACAAGTGGCTGAAAACTTGAAGAATAATACCGTTGATATTATTGAAGGCGTAAATCCACCAACAGCAAACTTAAAGGATAGAAAAACGTTGTGGCACGATATCAGCAAAGGCAAGCCTGGTATTCTGAAATTGTGGAAGGATGGTAAATGGGATCCTGTTGTTCCTGATGTGGAATCCGTTAAGAAAGAAACATTGGAACAAGTGAGCAAAGATATTGAGACCACAAAAAGCGAATTAAATCAAAAGGTTCAAGAAGCGCAAAAACAAGCAACAGGGCAATTTAATGAAGTGAAAGAAAGCTTACAAGGTGTTAGTCGTACCATTTCTGATGTGCAAAATAAACAGGATGAAATTGATAAGAAGGTAACAAAGTTTGAGCAGGATTCTAACGGGTTTAAATTATCTATTGAATCGTTAACTAAAAAAGATACTGATATCAGCAATAAATTAAATACAGTCGAGCAAACTGTGGAAGGCACAAAAAAGACAATATCTGATGTGCAACAAACTGCAAATGATCTGAAGAAAACAACAACTGAAATTAAAGAGCAAGCAGGCAAGATTAGTGAGAAGTTAACAAGTGTAGAAAAGCAAGCAAATACTCTAACAAATAAAACAACTGAGATTGCAAAAAGTGTGGATGGAATCAAAGAAACCGTAACAAAAGTAGAAAATAATCAAAGTGGGTTTGATAAACGTGTTACAGAAGTAGAGAAGTCAGCAAATGGAATCACTCAAAGTGTTTCGAAATTACAAGAGACTCAATTGCAACAAGGGAAAACATTAACTCAAGCTACTACAACATTAGAACAACATTCTGAAGTATTGAGTCTAACAATGAAAAAGAAAGATGTTGAGGAGTATGTTGGTGGTATTGGGTCTATCAACGAGATCAGAAACGCAGGTCTTGAATTAGGTAACAAGTATTGGTCAATTAACCAGGGTACTGTCATTCAGCCAAACTCAAAATACAAAGGATACGCAACTTTCTGGAGTGATTACTCAGGAAAGACTAGTGATCACTGGTCTGGTACCGCTTCTGAATTTATATCAGTTACGAATGGTGAGGATCTTATTTCTTCAGGTTGGTTTGTTACTGACAGTATAGCTTCACTGGATCAAAAAGCTTGGATGGAAATTGAGTTCTGGAATGCTACCAAAGGAACTAGAATGAGAACACAACGTGTAGAAATCCAATGGGCTAAACAAGGTGATTGGGCAAGAATGACGATGATTTCAAAGGTTGCAGCTAATGAAGAGTGGGTTAGATGGCGTTATTACGTTCAAAGAAACGGACGTATACGAGCTGCCCTGCCGATGTTACAGCGCGGTAAAGTGGTTACTGAATTTTGGTTGCATCCAAAAGATCAAACTGATGTTGATAAAATGATTGGAGATATTGCTAATAAAGTAGCTACACAAGATTACGACAAGAAAACAACTGAATTAGAGCGCCTTATTTCCGCAAATGCGGAGGGAGTTAAACTTGCTGCAGCAAAAACCGAAGTATATACAAAACAACAGGCTGACGGAAGATATGCGGATAAAGCGTATGTAGAAAAACAAGAGGGACGTATTGAGGTAACTGAAAAAGCGATTACTAGTACCGTCCAAAAAGGCGATATTATCTCGGCTATTAACCAGACAGCCGAAAAGATTTCTATTAGTGTTTCAAAGTTAGATATAAATGCAGATACAGTTGTGAAATGGCTAACAGCAAAAGGAATAGACGCTGATGTCATTAAAATCAGTGGTGATAAAGTAACGATTGATAAAAATGGTATTACAGCAAAAATGGCTGACTTCTTTTTTGAAGATGAGCGTGGGCAGAAATTTTCAGTAACACCAAGGAAGAATCTCATTCCAGATCATGACTTTTCACACATTTCTTTTAATACT